GATTAGTTTACATATTTGCTGACATATGTTATATTTTAATAACTTTAAACATGAAAGAGAGGTGAAATATGGGTAGGTATTATGAGGGTGATATAAATGGCAAATTTATGTTTGCCGTGCAACCAAGTGATGATGCAGACAACTTTGGTGTTGAGGGTCAAGAACCACCAAGTGAGCTTTATTATTATTTTGATGAAGAACATATATCTAGTATTAAACAAGGTATTAATGAGTGTCTTGAGGAGTTAGGCGACTGGAATGACAAACTTGACAAGTTTTTTAAAGATAAAGGTAGTTACAACGATAAGATGCTTGAAGATGAAATTGGTCTAAAACAGAAAGATAATACAAGGATATTAGGTTTTTATGCAAGACTAAGATTAGGTAGAGAAATATTAAAATGTGTACAAGAGGTTGGTTCTTGTGAATTTACAGCAGAGTGCTAAGGGGGTAGAAAATGAAAAAACATTTAGGAACTTTTGGGGTAGATAGTGGTCAAGTGATGTTGGTTGACCCTTGCTATTTAAACGACTTTAAAAATGACGATTTCAAGGATGAAAGAGTCTACAAAAGAGTAGGCAATTATTCTGATGAAACACCAAAAAGGAAAATACTTGAATTTCACAAAGACTTTACTAGTTATGAGCAAGTAATACCTGAGTGGGATATGACTATGAATGAGCTGGTTAGCAAAGGTATTTACGAAAAAATTGAACCCGTTGTGGATAACAGTTTTTCTTACAATGGTGCTTGTAATCAAACTTGCTACAACAAGGAACATGGTGGTCAATTGAAAGCACAGAATGGTTATGATATTGCAGTGGTATCGTCAACTGGATATGGAGATGGTGGCTATGATGTTTATGCTACTTATGAAGATGGTTTTGTTAAGAAACTAGAAGTAGTATTTTTCTAGTTTACATATTTGCTGACATGTGGTATATTTTAGGTTCTTTAAACGATAACTAAGGAGTACAAAATGAAAAATAGATATGCACGATGGTGGGAAAAAGCCGAAAAAGATTTTGTCGGTAAAAAGATTATAAAAGTGCAATATATGTCTAGTGAAGATTGTGAAGAAATGGGGTGGGACTCTGCCCCTATTTGTTTATTACTTGACGACGGCACATGGATATATCCATCTCAAGATGATGAAGGAAATGATGGTGGAGCATTGTTCGCAAGTAACGACGACAAAGATTGCCCAGTTTTAAGAGTAGGTTGGGAAAAGGAGTTTGAAAAAATAGAGGTGGCAAAAGGATGAAAGTTAATTTAGCAGTTAGGGACTCTCGTGAGAGAGTCCTGAAGCTACACTGGCAGGTAAACTTTAAAGACCAGGACTATGCTTATCTTGACCTGGCCATAAAAAAATGGTCCCAGGAAAACTATCCCGGTAAAAAAGTCCAGGTTATGGTTTATGATTCTGTAATTGAAAAATATGATGGAGAAAAACAATGATGATGGTATTTATTTTTGGCTTTGCAACAGGTTTAATTTTTACAGCTTTAGGATTATTGATTCTGTTGCATCACCAGGATATGAAAAAGTATAGATAAAATATGATTATGGTTATGGTTATGGTTATGATTGAGAAATGGTTATGAGGATCTCGGTTATGGTTGCGATATGGTTATGGTTATGGTCATATGGATATGATTTAACCAGGACCAAGTCCCTCGGCTCACGGATCACTAGAATTTCGTAGCATGACTCCTTGTCATTGGCATTAAGAATAAATGATTTACCCCCAGCTCTATGGTAATCAATGTGCCAATTCCACTGCCATTTAGAAAGTCCTTTATTTTTAGCATCTATGGCTTTTAATTCAACCCAAAAAGGTTGCCCATTCATACAACCGTGAACATCAGGTATTCCGTTGATAGTACGGCTTTCTAGCCTAAAAAAATGCCAGTTTTTATGTATTTTTTGACTCTCTTTGATAAAAGTCCACAATTTTGACTCATTTATTGACATATTTGATGAAAAATACCATATTAAAGGTATAATTTAAACAAATAAGGTGCTTTATTTATGGATATTTATTTAAACGAACATAATAAACTTGAAATTGATATTTTTGATATTGAAACATCAGAAGATCATGATAAATTTATTTATTTTTATGTTGCTTTGCCAAAAAAAGTGAGAAAAAAGTTTGAAAATGCTTACTACCAGGCTTTTACAAAAAAACTACTTCAAGAATCTGAAGCAAAGATTATTCATACAGATATAAACAACATAACTCATATAGAAGTTCACCCAGAAGATATATTAAGAAATATTCGTATCATAAAACAGTGTGTTGAAAATCAAAACTAACTTTCCTCTACAACCTCACCCTGAATTACAATAGTGTTTGCCCCAATTTTAGATTCTAATTCCTGGAGTCTCTGTTCAAGTTGTTCACGAGACATGCCCTCAAGAGTAGAATGTTGGATCTCTTTTTTATCAACAAAAAGTCCTGCCAATTGCCCAGATCTGTACTCTGAATTAATTGCAGCAGTATACTGACCTTTAACTTCAGCACCGTCTCTTAATCTTTCAAAAGTTTTATATCTTCTTAACTTATCTTTTTCATATTTTTGAGATTCTTTTGCCAACATATTTTCTAAAGCACGAGCAATATGTGGATTGATACTTGCGTCAAGCATTTTAGAGGCAATAGTTGCGGCAGATCTATAAGTTTTGCCATACCCGGCTTTTTGTGCAGCTTCAACCTGGCTTATTGAACCCCAATTTTTAACAAGTAGTTTCAAAAACTTCTTTTGTTTGGTGGTCAAATCTTTTTCTGTTCGCTTTTCTATTAATTTACTAGCCATAAGCAACACTATATTCCAAATTCCTATAATGTAAATACTTAGAAATAAAAAAAATAAAAACTTTTTCTAGTAATAACGATCGAAAATTGTATATATATTCCTATTTTTTAGGAATTATTCCTAAAATATTCCTAATAATGTATTATATATTGTATTGTATATATACTATATTTGCTTATTTTTCCTAATTTCCTAAAATATATTTAAAAACTTTTTTACTTTTAAAGTTTTTTTTGTAAGTAACTACATTATAAGAATTTTGGAATTTTGGAAATTATCCTGTCTCCAGGTTTTTTTCTAACCTGGCTTTTTGCCTTTTAACCTTGGTTATTGTTTCATAGTGATACTCATTATTGAGCCGTTTTGCCCTTGATCCATGACCCGTGGTCCTATACCACTTGTCATACGCACGATGATACTCACGGTCATCATCAAAATCTACACGCATAGGTCTTGACTCTAACTCTTCAACAGTTAGATACTGCTCTAACTTAGTTTTCCTTCCCATTCTATCTCCTTAAGTTTTAATCCTCGTCTAATACTTTTACTCTTACAAATCTACTACCCACACTATTGATGTACTTTGTCAATGTTTCTGACTCTACCTCTGACATATTGATATCAATCCTAAGTACATGATTATTTACTTGATGACTTACTTCCATATCATCTGAACAATTAGCAGACAACATTTGTTGTGCTGAATCTATATATTCATGTATGCCCCAAGCTACATCTTCTGCGTGTTTTTCTTCTTCATTAAGTTCTGCTTCTAGCTGATCCTGGTTGTCCATGTATGTGTTTAAATCTTCTTCTGGTGTGCCTCTACCCATTTTCATTCTCCATCATTATTAAAAGTACCTAAAGTTTAACATAATGTAAGCAAATTTCAAGTGTTTTGTAGTTATTTATCTACATAAAGCTCGGTTTCGTGCCTTATAAGGAGTTTTTTAATATCAGAATCACTAGCTCTGGCCACACACCAACGCTGAATAAATTCTAATAACAGGTAATTTCTTTCAAAATATTCATTACCTCGCTGACGAAAAGCCCGGTAAATGTGGTGTAACTTGCTTTCGGTAATCACATCACTTTGTTCTCGCATACCTAATAAAAAAACACCCTCTTGTGAGCCAACCAGGTCTCGCATACGATTCCAAATATCATTGGATTTACCAATCTTGATCTTGTCATCACTTTGTAGAAAATAAATCATGGCAGGAAAACGATGTACTTCAAACAACTCGTCATACTCCAAACCCTCTTCAATACAACGCTTTTGTATTTCACGAGCTTTTTCCCTGGCTTCACTTACCGTCATACTTGGAAAGTAACCAAAGACTTTTGACTTATGCACCGAACCTGAACGATAGTCGTAAGCGTAAGAATGACTGCCTTTTTTAGAATAATTGACCAACAGGCAGTTAACTTTAGCATCACGAACATAAAACGAACGACGACCCGCCATCATGACATGCCACTCAACTAAAAAATGGTCTGTGAGGTCAACAATTTTGTCAGCAGAGCGTGTACGACCTTTAGCAGATTTTTTATTATAGTCGGGCGTTTTATAATGATAACGACTCATATTCAAGGTTTATAACAAAAACAAATACTTAAAACAAGTTATTTATTCAATGTCAAACCTTTATAATATAAACGACGAGTACCTCTTGCAGCACGAATTTTTGCCAACCAGTAAAAGTTCATAATATCTCCAAAACAATTTATGTGGTTAGCTTGTCATCCATGCTAAATGGAATGTGATTTCAGGATACCTGGTATTAATAACCCGGAAGATAACAAAATGAGCCAGGTACCCCTCAACCAACTTTAAACAACAAGGAGTTCAATGTTCCAATGAAAGAAAAACAAAGAACGCCCTAATGTTATAATTAATGTGTCAGTAAATCAAGTTTTAGTTATATTTTTAAAGGATCTATGAACAATGTGGTGTGGTATGTGGTAGATGATTCCATAATTAAACAGCGTAGGTCTCTTATTTTTGCCCTTATTTGCCTTTTTTGCCTTGATCCGTGGCTCATGTTCAATCTTTTCCATAAACGCTGGTATTCAAGCCATTTCAGCTGTCTATTACTAAACCTGACTAAGCCCTGGCGTATCAATCGCAGGTAAATATCACGAACATTGTCTGGATCTAAATCTGCCCAGTAACAAGCGTGTTGAAAATCTCTACCTTGTTCTAAAATCCAATTGTGAGCAATGGCTTTAGCAACGGATGGTTTTCGTTCGTGGCTTTCTATTAAAGTATCTTCCAAAGCGTGAGCAATGACTCGTCGCCAAAGGCGTGTTTCCGGGAGATAACTGTTATCATTTATAAAATCAGCGTGTAGTTGATAAGATTCAACGCTTTTATTACTCTCGTCCATAAGCACATCATATTAGTGTCCATATAACTGAACCATATACGATAGAGCAGTTTCATACAAGCGTAAAAATTCACCATCGTAACCTTGCTTTTCGTAAAAGAGATAATCCTCATACAAAGTGTTCAAAAAATGACAACGCTCAAACCCAGACAAAGTTTCAGGGTCAACCAAACCTTGAGCGAAAAATTCTTTGTCAAATACTTCACTCCAATCTATGTTCTTAATTGTTTTTTTAGGTTCCATAAAAAAAAGGATGACACAAAATGGTAGGTGTGTCATCCAAGAGGGTCAAGCGGGGGGCTTGACAATGAAATTAATCTTCAAAAGGTATGTCGGTGTAATACTCGTCTACCACTTGTAAATCTGGATAGCTTTCTAATTCTACCTCTGCAGCAATTTGGGCATCAATATCCGATAAACCTAAATTAATAAACTTATTATATAACTCTTCTAGTAATCTTTCTTTATTTAAACAAGACATAATAAACTCCCATATACTATTATCTTAAAGTTCTTTATTCAGTTGTTCAAGTAAAGAACTGTGCTTTTGTAAGAGTTGATCCAAACTAACTCCCGTTTCTTTTGCAGTTTCTAATTTAACCCAATCGTGTTGTGTAACATTTAATTTTTCATGTGTTTTAAGATACATAGTCAACCATGCTACCGTAGTTTGTAAATTCTCTGCGTATTCACAAAAATTTTTAAGATCTGTGAGTTTTCGTTTATCTAACATATTTACCCCCTAGTTGTCAGTTAAGTTTTCTATCTTTTAGACTAACTTCATCGCCACATACAAATGAATCATACACTTTATAAATATCCAAATGAGAGCGTTGCATTTTTGTGCGTTGCTGTGGTCGTGTGATAGCTTTTTTTGGCAGTAAAGCTTGTTGTTTGTATAAATCATAAAGATTCACATTCATTAACTTTTCTGTCCTATTTTCTGCTAAATCTATTAATTGTTTAACAAATTCAGCTTTTTTTGATTGAGATTCATTCAATAACAATTGTTTATCTGTCATTAATTTAAGCTCAAATAAAACTGTTTCGTAAAAGTGGATAATCTTTAACAAAGAAAAAACTTCTTTATTATTCTTTTCCATCGTTTCACTTAATAATTTATATAGATCCTTGTTCATAAGTCTCCCGTTGTAAGTAAACAATTTAATATTACATCAAATTGACTGACATTCAAGACTTTTTTTCTGCGTTAATTATAGCATTACCAATAAACCAGGCTATTTGAGGTACGATAGCGTTACCTAATCCTTTGATTCTTCCGACTCTACCTTTGTCCAGTTCATAGGAAATCCCATAAGGAACTCCACAAAGTTCGGATTGAGTTTGCCACCAGTTTTCTCCTTGTTGTAAGTGTGCTGTACTGCCACATCCAGTGTGTCCCAACTCACTTTCCCCTTCCTGATTCTCCCACCTTGGTAACCACCTTTGTGATCCCTGGATGTCGGTGTCGGAAACAGTTTCTTTACGGTGTTGGATAACATCTTCTGATTCGCTGTGTCCATGTTCTTCCAATCCGACGCTTGAGGTGTCGGATACATCTTCTGTTTCTCCAGAAACAACATCGCATCGCTCAACTTCGCTCCGAATGTGCTGTCTGGTTTGTTCTTCTTCCTCAGAATAAAACTGCCATTGGGGGTAAGCTCTACTCTGCTGCTCTGTTCTCCCCCTTCCTCGCATCCTACTGTCGGTGTCGGATACATTCTCACTGTGTCCGCCAAATTCAAGCTGTGACTGTTCTTGCCATCCTTGGTCAGTCTGCGGTTGTTCTCGGTCAGTTTCATGTCTGGATGTTCTATCTCTTGAGTTGTCGGTGTCGGGTACATTTTCATGGTTTCTGGGTCTACTTGCTCCCTTAGATTGCTCGGCTTGGTTCTGCCTTTGCGATGTCCCTCTTGTAGTTTCTTGGTGCTTTCTGGACTTCTTGGTGGCAAGTGATCCATTGTGTTCGGAGTAGCCAATAATCCAGAGTCTTTGCCTTTGGTGCCATGCACCAACGGATGAAGCTGGAATAACAAATGTCCTTGTGTCGTAACCTTCGCTCTCCAAGTCCTGGAGTACGGTGTCAAGACCGAGTTTAATGTGCCCACTAACATTTTCTCCAACGAACCAAGTGGGTTGGCACTCTTGGACAAGTCTAAAAGTGTCTGGCCAGAGGTGTCTTGGATCTTCTTCGCCTTTTTGTTTGCCTGCGACACTAAAAGGTTGGCAGGGGTAGGAACAAGTGACGATGTCAATGCCATTAACTCCTGTTGTTTTTTTGATATCTTCATAAGTCAACTCCTTTAAATCATTAAAAATTGGTATGTCTGGAAAATTTTTTTGTAATACTTGTTGTGGATATTTGTCTATTTCACAAAAAGCTACTGTGTTAATACCTAGCTCACGAAAAGCCAAAGCCCAACCACCAATACCTGAGCACATATCAAGATGGTTCATAAAGCTTCTCCAAAATCTTTTCCTAATGCTACATCTACTAAACTAGGAACTTTTAATTCAATACACTTTTCCATAGTTTCTTTAATAATTTTTACATCTTTCTCGTCCTTTACACTAAAACATAGTTCATCATGTATTTGTAGCATGGGCAGATAACCTTTATTGTAACAATCCACTACTGCTTGTTTGGTTTGATCAGCAGCACTACCTTGAATAAGACGATTAAGTGCTTTGTAAGTAAAAGCTCGTTTTATGTTATCAGCACCGTATTTAGCTGAGGCATTATCAAATCGCTCTGCTGTGTGTATTCCAAAGTCTTTTGGCTCCCACATATCAAAACGACATTTTCTGCCTAATTTTGTGCGAATTACGCCCTCTGAGGACGCTTTTTTCATACATTTATCTGATAAAGCTTTCACAAATGGCGCCTTAGTGTTGTATTTACCGATCAAATTGCTTGCTTCATCAGGATCTACCCCTAACATAGTGCCTAATTTATTCTTACCCATGCCATACATGAGCCCTAAACCAATAGTTTTAGCTTGTTTACGCTCTATACCAATCAAATCTGCCACCGTTTGATGAAAGTCAGCATCAGCATTAGCATACGCTTCAACCAATTCCTGAGATCCTTCATAACCTTCACCGATAGATGCAGCATAGTGCACCACGAGTCGTGGTTCTTGTTGCGAATAGTCAAAGCTACCCCATTGATAACCCTCTTCTGGTAAGAATAAACCCCTAATGAGTGGCCCAAACTCTTTTGATCTTGCCGGTAATTGTTGCAGGTTCGGATGTGACATAGACAAGCGCCCACTTATTGTGCCACCACGGTCGTTTTTGATCTGTCTTATTTCTGCATGAATACGACCTTTATGTTCAAATTTCATGATTGAGTTTAAAAAAGTATTATGAAACTTGTTGATCTCTCTTGCCTGGACAATGTACTTACTGATTTCTTCTTTACTATTCATCAACCAGTTTTGCGTAAAACTTGGTTCGTCGGTCTTGGTTCGTGGGTAGTCAATTCCTAATTTATCAAACGCATGACCAATTTGCCTTGCTGCCCAAATATCAATATCTTTACCCACTAATTTTTTAATCTTGTTTAACAATGCTTTTTCTTGTTTCTTAAAATCTGTTTGCAAGATTGCACATTTTTCTGTATCCACACGAATACCTCTGGCTCTCATCTTTATTGTTATCGGTAGTAATTCTTTTTCCAATTGCCAAATTGTTTCTAAGTTCTGGTTGTATAGTTCTGGCTTGAATCTTTGATACAATTGAAAAGTAAGTCGTGCATCTTGTTCTGCATAAAACCCTACATGTTCTGCCGGTAACTTCCACATTTCACCTTTAGGATCTACTCCGTGCTGTTGTGCAGCTTCAACCAGTTCTGTTTCTGCTTTGAGCTCACCTAAATATTCTTTAGATAAAGCATTTAAACTTTGACTAAAACGATTCTCATCTAACAGCGCACCGATGACCATAGTATCTACAATCTCACCTTTTACTTCTATACCCATAGCTCCTAACCAACCAACATCGTATTGCGCATTATGAAATATTTTAGTAGCAGGTAACGAACACACCTCTTTCATGTACCTGATAACCTGTTCTTTTATTAAATTACCACCACCAAAATGAGCAAAAGGAAAGTAGCCTTGCCACCCTTCAACCGCAACAGCGAATCCAATAACCTCACCGTGGTTCGTGGCCCAACCCGCACCTAAACCTGCATTAATGCCTTCGTCTCTAGTTTCTAAATCTATTGCTATCTCGTCGTATTGTGATAGATCCTTGTATCCACTTGGTGCAGACCAAATATTCTTCTTAAAACTAAAAGTCATTTGTAAGTTAGACATCCTCTTTCTCCTGTATATAGACAAAATAATCTTCCCCAATGGGATAATTATATCTGTAATCCGATGATAAAATATGCAAAGTATCTCTTGCTCTTGTAACTCCTGTATAAAAAACTCTCTTCTCATCAGACTGCTCTTCTATGTTTTTATGAGCATACGATGACGGATAATTTCCTTTTGAACATAACAACACATTGTTTGCTTCGCCTCCTTTAACAGAATGTATTGTGTCTATGATGATGTCAGGTTCAGCATCTAAAGATGATTGACCATAACGCTGTAAGATTCTTTTAAAGTACAAAACTTGTGGTTCTTTAAAATTTCTTTTTAAGATGTCAAACCAAGGTAGAAATTGTTCTTCTGGTTTTAAATCAAGTCCGCAAAAATCTACAAGATCCTCAAAAGATAATTCTGTGTAACTATCAGTTTTCAACCAAAATTTTTGTGTACGAAAATCAGCATCTTTTAATTCTCTTATGTATTTGTACATATGCTCTGCTTCTTTGTTCGTAATAGTTTTTTTATTACTTAACTTAGTCCAAGTTTTAATTGCGTTCCATTGTCGTTTATCAAAAGACTTATTGCCTTTGTTATCTGAGTAATATAAACCTGAATTTTTAGCAAAACCTCTTAACTCATTTACCACTGTGTTAACTCTTCCAAGTATGTACCAAGTGCCCGGTATTTCTCCAATTGGTATTTCATTAAAGTTTAAATATCTTTTTACAATCCCGTCTTTATCTTCGTGATCGTATTCTTTTTCAACGCTATCTAGTATACCATTTCTAATAACTTGTGAAAAATCATGTATTTCTTTACCAAACCTTCTAGTCTTTCTTAAAATAACTTTTCGACCTGGGAAATATGTTGTAAAGTATTTTGGATCTGCCCCGTTCCAACGATAGATACCTTGATCATCATCACCAGCTAAATAAATACGATCTACATTATCAACTATTTTATAAATGACTGACCACTGCAATGGTGTAAAGTCTTGTGCTTCATCTAATATTAATACTTTTAATGGTGGAAAGTTTACCTCATCAATTGCCCTCATAATCATGTCAGTAAAATCTATAAAAGAATTTTTCTTGTAATGCTCATATGTTGCAATCTTTCTAAAATAAACATCTAACGAGTCTTTTTGATAAGACTCTAGCTTCCAAACTAGTTCTGGGTCAAGCATCATGTTGCGTGCTTTATCATACACACCTAGTGACCAATCTTTATACATGTAGTTGTCATCAGCTAATCTTTCATCAGAACTTTTAATAATGTTAGCGTTCAGGGCATAGTCCAACATACAGTTTTTTGGATCAAACACTTCTTCATCAAAATATTGACGACAATATTTATGTAAGGTTTTAAACCTAGCAAAATCTTCTACATTAAAATTTGGAAAAGCTTTAATTGCTCTCTCTACTGCTGTGTTTACAGCTTTGTTCGTAAAAGATATAAAAGCTATGTCGCTAGGGTGAACACCTTTATTAAGATAACCCTTCAATACTCTCTCTATTAAAGTATAAGTTTTACCAGTCCCTGGAGGGCCAAAGATCTTAATAGTTTTCCTATGTAGATTCTTTGTTTTTTGGCTTTCTAAATTTGTCATGATGTTCTTCGTCCATTTCACTTGATGTGTCTTTCATTATTGGTTTTGCTTTTCTGTAACTTACAAACTCAGGCATCTCTACCGACCATATATTTCTTTTATCTGACTTAGGTACATCAGTATGTCCAGTTAAATAATCAGAATGAGAACAACCTAACATCTTTAATGCTTGTGATGCACTCTTGAATAGACCATTGTTCTTTTTAGCTAAAAACTTTTCTAATGTTTCTTTTTTGAAATAACACATATTAGTTTTAGAGTCTATGACAACATAGTTATCCTTTAACTTATCAAACTTATCTTGCTCTATATGTGCCTCAAAGAAATCTTTGAGTAAACCATATTTCTTTTCTTCTACAGTATCTTGATATAAATGTCTTTTATCTTCTACTGCGCTTTCTACTAATCTTTGCATTAATAAGTCAAATGGGTTTGGACCTTTTCTTGATGGCTTGAGTTCCATCCAATATATTTGTTCATAGGCAAGCCTAACTTTAAATGACTTTTGATCTTTTATATCTTCAGGTGTAACTGTAATGTCTTTACCTCTAAATTTAAAATTGTACTCCATAGTTTTTATTCCTTTGACAAAAGTAACTTCATCAAAGTCGTCTATTATTTCTGGCACTGCTTCACCAATACCTAATCTTCTTTGTTGACACAATTCTTTATTACATATTGGTTGTAGTTCTGGATGCTTGGGTGGACATTGATAATCGTAATTACCTTTATGTACAGACTTACATAGATTAATAACCTCGTTTTGACCTAAAGGTTTATTAAATATCTGGCTGTTTCTTTGTATACCGATGTCTTGAATCTGTTGTACATTTAAAGAAGGGTTTTTCTTGCCTTCTAAAACTAATATATTAAAAAGATAATTGTTTCTATTATTGCCTGCCCAACCTTCTTGAATGAGTTTTTGAGCACATGGCGGGTAATGTCGCCACTCTGATTCAACATCATATTCTTGTACTTTATAATTGTAAAAATCTTCAGGAGCTATCTTTTTCTGTTCAGCAAATTTTATAAAACGACCAACTAATAGTGCTCTATTGTTGTCATCATAAGCATGTTCCATAGTTGCTTCTTGATCGTTGTAGGGCATGTTAAGCATTTTGTTACATGGAAATACTTCTTGTGCTTGAAAGTATTCATTGTTTATTTTAGATAAAACTTTTGAAACCTTGTTTGCATCTGCCCATTCTGTAAAAAATACAAAAATATGTAATCCACCTGACTTTGACTTTACTGCAATCAAAGGTAGATTAAATTTTTTTATAATGTCTACATATTTCTTAGCTGAAAAAGATGTATAACTGTGAGGATCAACATCAATACAGCCCCAAACGCACTTACCATTCAACTCTGGTTTTAAGCCTATGCGGATCTTGCCGTCTAGGTGCTCTTGCCATAGTTCAGGTGTCAGTGGTTCGTGGACCGTTTGATAGTCTGTACCTTTCTTACCCCTCTCGTCGTCCTTGCCGGTAAGCAAGGACTTGAGGTAGCGGGTATTGTCACCCGCAAAAAGTGTAAACAATTTTTTGTGCATGACTTAAAAAACGTCTGTTTCTTTAGCTTCAATTAAAGCTACCGCTGTACCTTCAGGGTTGCTTGAAGTCATGTCCCAATTTTGAAAATCTTCATATGCTTTTTTACCAGTCATATAAATTTCAACTTCTTTTGGGTTTTTTGAATCAATGACACGATCAAAGTCAACAGAAAAATTAAAGTATAAATCACCAGCTTTTGATTTTTCTGCTTTTGAACCTAAATTGTATATTTGACCAAAACTTGCTGGTGTATATGTTCCAGAACCATCTGCTTTAGGTTGTTTCTGATTTTTGATACAAGTGTTCCAAAATTTAGATACTTTTTTCTTAGATATTGCCATGGGAATTATAGCTTTACCTACAAGATTGTATTTGTCATCTAACAACATAATAAAATGATTACCAGTATCTTCAATTACGCGATATTGATCCGACTTTAAAATATCTTTCGTACCTTGTTTTACAGTAAGGTGCATAATATTTTCAGTGTGCACAATCGGCGCAGGTAGTTTAGATTCTGCTGGAGCTTCTCTAGTGCTCCATTCATTCCAAGTATTCGCATAGTAGACTTGAATAGCTTTGATGCCTTCCTCGCCTTTAAATACTTGACCTGTAGATTCAATATACAAATCGCCAGGTTCTGCGTTTGGAATATACTTTTCAGAACCTTTTTTAGTTTCGTCACTACTACTTTGTAGTAATTTCATGTAAGGAACTTTAAGATCAGAATTTTTTATCTCTTCTAATCCAGCTCCAGCATCATCTTCAAGATTGATGACATTTGTACTTACTTTTGTTTCGTCTTTCTTTGCTATTTTACTCATGGTTATTTCTCCGATAATATTAATTTAGTTTTCTTACATTGATAAACACCTAAAAGATCAAGATCCACTGAACGCCCATTACGAATTTCCTCGCGGACATAAGCACTCAAAGTTTGTGTGTGAACACCTTGCTTCTGTTTACAGTCAAAATTTCTAGTTTGTAAATCTTTCACAAAGTTTTGAGCTTCTGCATCTTCATTCGTGTCAAAATCTACAGAAACTGTATTTTTAATCATGTGTCCAGCACCGTTATCACGAAGCCAATCTAACGCTTCTTCTTGATTAGATGTTTTGATTTTGGCTGTTATAAAATCAGTGACTTTAACACGAGCACCGCCGTACTCTTCTGAACATTTAAAGTCTTCCATTCCAGCCGCTTCCATTGCCTCAGGTATTGATATCTCAGAAAGTTCTTTTTCAAGTTTTTTCAGTTCCTTTGTTTCTTCTTCCAATCCTTGTATTTTCTTCTGAGTATCTGATAGCTTGTGACAAAGTTGTCCGATTATATTAGTTTTTGATGGATCTACATCTATACTAATATTTACGGAGTCTTTCTCTAAATCTATAGCCATAGAACTCTCCATTTAATTAATGAGATTACAGAATAATAATTGTTACTTGTAATGTCAACTAAAAAATCATATTATATGGGATAATTATGGAGATAAAAATGCAAAAAAATTATAAGTTTAAAACAAAACCTTACAAATATCAGCTAGAAGCCTTTAATGAAGGTAAAGATCGCTTACATTTCGCTTACTTTATGGAAATGGGTACTGGTAAAACAAAAGTAACTATCGATAATTTAGCTTACTTATACCATTGTAATAAAATTAATTTTGCTTTAGTAGTAGCTCCTAATACAGTTTATCAAAACTGGAAAAGAGAGCTAGACATACATTGTCCTATAAGCACATCAGTATTTACTTATAAAGTAGATAAAATAAAAAACTTTAAGTTTGATAAAGATAAGATGAACATATTTCTTATGAATGTCGAAGCCTTTAGCCATCAATCTGGTAAGACTGTTGCAAATATGTTATTAGGTAATTACGGTAATAAAGGTTGCATGGTCATTGATGAATCTACCACTATTAAAAATAGAACGGCTATCAGAACAAAAAACATTGTTTCTTTAGGCCGTAAAGCAAAATATAGAAGAATCTTAACCGGTTCACCTATAACAAAAAGTCCATTGGATTTATTTAGTCAAGCTAATTTTTTAGGTAATGATTTATTAAAATGTTCTGACAACTTTTATGTATTTCAATCTACATATTGTATCTTGAGAAAAATTACTAATTCTGCCGGTAGAGCTTTTAATTTAGCTGTGGGTTTTAAAGATTTAGGAAGGTTAGAAAAAATAGTAAAATCTTTTTCATTTAGAGTTAGAAAAAAAGATTGCTTAGATCTACCAGATAAAGTTTATCAAAAAAGAGTCATACCACTAAGTCCAAAACAAAGAAAAATATACGATGAGTTAAAACAAAATGCTAGAATTATTATTGAAGATAAAAAAGTTGAATACAATACAAAAATAACAGAGATTATCAAATTATTACAAGTGACAGCTGGTTTTATCAAAACCGAAGAAGGTGCTATTGAAGAGTTCGAAAGTGCAAAAATGAAAGAACTATTAAATGTTCTTGAAGAAACTGAAGGTAAAGTTATTATTTGGGCTAACTGGGTACATAGTCTTCAAATGATTATTAAAGAGCTAAAGAAAAAATATGGTAATGAAAGTGTTGTTGCTATTTATGGTGCTATACCGAGTCAAGAAAGAGAAGAGGCCGTAGATAAATTTCAAAAAGATGATAAAACAAGATTTTTTATTAGTAATCCACAGACAGGTGGCTATGGTTTGACATTAACAGAAGCTAATACCGTTATATATTTTAGCAATAACTATGATCTTGAACAAAGACAACAAAGTGAAGATAGAGCACATCGTATTGGTCAAGAAAATAAAGTTTTATATATAGATTTAGTAGCAGAAAAAACAGTAGATGAATCTGTAATCAGAGCATTAAATCAAAAAATAAAACTTAGCGCTGAAACTTTAGGTGAAGATGTTTTAGCTTATATATAGCAAAATTTGGGGGTTACCAATGGGTTAGGTAGTCTTTAAAAACGCCTATATGAGCCCCTCAGGAGCTCGTTTTTTTGGCAAAATACTCAAAAATTAGCCATTTTGTGGAATTTATCAACTCTTTCTAACCAGCGCTCTTCATACTCATTTAACTTATTTTTATCCATAATAAATTCTTGAAAAAGTAAATCTTTAGTACAAACAAGAATAACTCCTTGTTCAATATTACCATATTGTTTTTTGTGAGCTAAACTATAAGCTGCAATTTGATAATAATAATCTTCAATCCATTCTTCTCTTTTTGGTTTGTTAGATTGTTTAAAATCACCTATAGTAGGTTTATCTTTGTAATTACATACTAAATCTGTAGAGCCTGCCCAACGATCATCATAGGCTAAATTTATTTCTGTGCCATAAACTTCAGATAAATCGTTTAAGTTTTTTACAATCGTGTGCGCCATCATTCTTGGTAAATGACCGTCTTTTTTTAAATTAAAATAACCTATACCATTCATGTATTGTTCTAACACATAGTGCATTTCTGTGCCACGGGTAGCAGCTTGGTTCGTGATTCGTGCAGCTTCTTCATGTCCTACACGATTCCTCCAGGCTTCTAATGATTTTTTTTTATCTTCAGATTGAGTGCCGGATAAAATTGTGGTCACACTAGGAACCTTTTTGTCTTGAACATTATAAGTTCGTGGTCCGTCGTTATCGTTTCGGGTATAGTTTTTATAATCGTATGGATAAGTTCTCTTGAAACCGGTAACTGTAAAACTATTCTGATTCTTTATTAGTTTCATCTCGCACTCTGTCATTATATTTTATTACTTCTTTAATTATGCTTAAATCTAAACCATAATACAAAGCAGAGTGTGTTATTGCTTTAGCATCTTTAGGTAAGCAATGTCCATCAAAACCACGTTCTTTTGTTACTTGACTGTGGCTTTGTCCTATTCTACGATCTAAAACTATGCCCTTTCTTACATGATTAAAATCAATACCAGACACATTACAAAAATCATATACTTGATTAAAAAATGCAACTTTTGTAGCTAGATAAGCGTTTTTAAAATATTTAATTGCTATAAGTTCTCTTGGATCGGCTTCAATGATATGCGGACAGCTAGGAAAAATTTTCTTAAATAAACTCACCCAGAAAGCTGTTTCTTTGCCACCTATCATTATGTACTCTTGTTGACGAAGATCTTCTAAAGCTTTTTCAGCTCTTAAAAATTCTGGAGAAAAACAAATGTTTTTATCAAATCTTGATTGTATATAATTCCAGCCTTCTAAAGATATGGTGCTTTTAATTAGAATAGGCACATCAGGACAATCTTGTAACACTTCTTTAATATGTATTATATTACATGCACCGTCTATACCGCTTGGTGTAGGTACACATACAATAACAGCGTCGACATCTTGACTAATTTTTCTGTCATAATGTTTTGGATCTATTATCTCTGTCTCGTGATAGTTTTGTAAAATGGCAGCATAGGCTCTGCCTACGAAACCATAACCAGCAATGGCTATTCTCATTATTGTCCTAGTGGATTATTATTTTTTATTTTTTCGTGTATTTTACCTAACTCTGACTCTACCCAGGTCGCTAACTCATCTTCTACTTCAGTCAGCTCGGAATCTAATTTATCAAGTTCTACATATAATTCGTCAATGGCTTTACTACTGTATTGAGATTTTTCTTCAACCTTACTAATTCTTTCTTGTAATATTGAAGTATCTGTTTCTTGAAAATTACTAACGGCTTCTTCTGTATGTTGTACTCTCGTAGCTAGGTTTGACACCCAGTAAACTGTTGAACCTATCGGCACTATCGCCCCCAAAACTAGACTCAAAAGTAAACCCGACGAGATCGTAAGCGTTTTGTCCATAAATCATCTCCTGTTGTATTGACAACGTTTCAGTTATTTTAATCGTATCTTGCAAAACTTGCAAATAAGCGTTTGGTAATATTATTTGGCCCAATGTTTCTACGCTTACAGTATTTTTTTGATTTTTTTGTTTAGATTTTTGCACCACTGTTTTACTCTTTGTTGTAGGGTTTTGTTTTTCAGCGGTGGCTTTTTTAGAGTCATTTTTTTTACTTTTTTTATCGTTTTTAGGTTTATCTTTTTTGACGACTTTACTTTCGTCGGCTTCTTTAGAAACGGATTCTTGTACGTCTGATTCTGATAGTTCGCTTTTTTCATCATTTCCATCATTTGATGCTGTCTCTTCTGGCTCATTATTATTCTCCTCATCGCTTATTTCAGCAAGATCTTCGTCCATATTAATTTCTTTTAATTCTTCAGGTTGCTCTAAATCCATTTCTGCATCAACCTCAACCTCAACAACCTCAGGCAACTCTATTTCGACTATTTCTTGAATCTCTTCAACTTCATTTATTGGAGCTAAATTTTCAACATTGGGTACAGAAATATTTGTAATAGGTGCAACGCTAATTTCAATTTGTTGTGGTATTTCAACTTCTATTTCAGGCATATCAAGGTCAGTGGCCATGTCCATATTTATATCAGGAACTGTTACTTCAATAGGTGATATTTCAACTATAGGCTGATCTAAAATAATATCATTTGTAATTGACATATCTAAATTTATACCTTCTATAATATTTTCTTCAATAACCACAATAGGTTCTATTATAGGTTCAATTATAGGCTCAACTACCAAAGGTTCAATTATTGGTTGAACTACGATAGGCTCAATTACCACAGGAGCCACATATTGTTCTGTAGTTAAAGTTAAACTTAAATTATCAATAATGGGACCGTACCAATTACTAGAGTTGCCAGTATCATTACCTGTAATAGTTAAATTTAATGACGCCTCGTCTGTGTTAAAATCACCTATTACATCTTTAGTAAAAGAGT